TTTAGGAGCGCCCCACCCGAAAGCAGGGCGCAGAGGTTAAAATTTTATAGTGCTGTCGGTGGAGTCTCAGACGCATATCTCGGACCATAGAGATATACTGTAGCTGAAAAAACAAGATTTGCAGCCGCAACACCAACACCAATATGATTAAAACTACTTGCAACGCTCAACATCGAATCATCAATCGGAATTATCATTACAGTGTTGTTTTGCGTTCCAGTAGCCTGAGAACTTGACCCGCTGGCATAAGCCGTATAAACATATAGGTCGTTTTTAAGCGAAGCACTCGCAAGGGCTGCCGCATTTGTCCAATAACCATCAACGCTAAGAGCTTTCTGACTTGAAGCAGAAGTCCCTTTTGCCTGCCTAAATTGCAAAGTACCAGCACCAGTAATTGAGCCAGTATTTATTACTATCGCAGCCTTTGCATAATTCTCCATATTTACACAAGTAGCCGAAGCAACAACATAACTTGCGGAACCACTGTGTGCATGTGCGGGAATTACCGACACGACTTTTACTTCCTGTCCAAAATCTATCATAATATTTCCTCCGTTAAGGGGCTGCCAGAAACAGCCCCATTGTTTTTAAGAACTGCCAGCTGAAAAAGGTGCAAAAGACAAACTTGGTTGAAATGGCTTTGTTAGTTTAGCCGACTTCCGCATATTTTCAATTGCTGGTAAAAGTTGTAAGTTTTTAAGCGCCCAGCATCTTTTAAAGTCAATGTCTTGCTCGTGATTAAAATTAAATGCACTCACAGGAACAATATGATCAATATGTAAATCACCTCTTAAAAAATCATCCCAGTTGTATCCTTTGGGCATTGTCTTCCCAAGATGATTTTCTAATTTCTTTAAGGAATATCCAAGAATATCTTCTAAATGACCGGCTTTATTTCGTTTTAATGCTATTTTTATTCGCATATTAGTACGATGCCGGAGTTTTTGTTTTATAGGCCCACCACATCTCCAATTATAATTATCTTTGCCTTGTAAATTCTTTGCTTTCCATCGATTTGAGCAAACACGATTGCAAAAATGTTTTTGTGATAGTTTGATTTTGTAGGGTGCTAATTTAATCTGTTTCCCACAACAATCACAAAGCACAATTGGTTTTGGTTTCCACTTATGATTCTTGTCGCCTTTAATATTTTTTGATCTCCATTGACCGTAGCATTTTCTTGAACAAAAATGATGTGCATTGTTTTTTGTTCGATATTTATTTATGGTCTTTTCTTTTCCACAATTATCACAACAAATAACAAGTCTTCGGCTTGAACGTTTCATTCCAAGCTTTCTTAAAGCACAAAACATCGCGCTTCGTGAAATACAAAGAATCTCTGCACATTTTTTAGCTGGCAGTTCATCTTTTATGTACAGCTTATAAAGTTTTTCTTTATTTATTTCAGCCATACTTTCCTCAAATCAACTAAATCAACGATCATTACATGCCACAAAGTGACTTAGAGTATTTCCAGTTCCCTTAAAAGGAGTGATTGGAGCTGCAAGTATAGGCTGCCCATCAACCCTTATTACGAACCTGAAAACTGATTCATCGTATATAAATCTTACGTGAATAGAAACGTCACTCTTTAAACCACCCTTCTGGCCCAAAATATACCCGTTTTTGAAATCGCACAGATATACATCCCCGGAAGTTCCAAGTGTCTCACACTGTTCAATCGGCATAATAGGTCTGCCGAACAGGGAAGCATAAGGGCTCGCACTTGCACCACCAGCAGGCAAGAATACAGGCGCTCCACCAGCACCTACAGCTAAGTTCATAGTGAACAATTGCGGCCATACGTCCTGATTAATCAACCATACCGCATTTTTCTGGGACTGCGGCAATAGTCTTGCCCACATATTGCAAGCATTCTCATAAATAAACGTAGTAGCAGCCTGACCACCCTCTTTGGAAACACTTACTAAACAACCAGCATTTTTGATTCCAAGAGGTCTACCAGCACCAGTGCCTTCAACAATACCGTCATCAATCATGAATCCGATTTCACCAGAGGCGGCTTCTCGAACATGAGCTTCAAGAGCTGGATGATCTTCAAGCAATTCGTCAGTTGTATAAACCAGAACAGCGGCCTTGTTAGCATTCAGTTCAATTCTGCGGAACTTGGGATGGCTCGCTGATTTTTCAGCAGCTTCAGCTAACCAATAACCCTGCACTCCACCGTAACGAGAACCTGTTGCTCTGTTAGTTTCGTCCCAACCCGGAATAATAAGCTGATTAGAACTCATCGGCATCGTCCGGCAAAGTTTAGCCAAAACACCAGTCTCAAAAGATACCTTCAAAAGCTCGGTAGTAAACTGCGGTTGAAGCAGAAAACCACCATCTCCACCGACACCCTCACTTAGTCCGGTAGCTGCACGAACTTCATGCAATCGGGGATCGACCCTGCCTTCAATTCCGGCTCTCATAATACAAGCCAACTGATCGCCCATTGAATTAAAAGGATTAGGATTGCCTCGCTCAAATTTTTCCTTACGCCTGGATTCCGGCTCCGGTTTCATGGCCTTGTCTTTCTCCGGATCTTTAGGATCGGCATAACGAGCTTCCAATTTAACTCTCCGAGCCTCTACTTCAATCATTTCGTCCAATTTATCGGCTCTGTCCAGAAGATCGGTAGCTTTTTTCATTTCATCATCATTAGGTTCTCGACCTTCACTCTCCAACTTAGCTTTCATAGACCGCAAATCGGCCTCGATATTTGTCTGCTCAAGCCTCATCTCATTTAAAGATTTGTCCATTGTTACTTCCTTTATTTATCCGCTTTCACTCTGTCTTGGGCTTGGTTATGATTTGTTCACGTCTTTCTTTACCTTTTTCAGTTACTCGTTTTCCGAGTCTTTTCATGACATCTACAGGCCGACTCTGCGTACCCTCAATGTCTTCATCTTTTTCCTCGGCTCGACTCTGCGTAGCTTCGGTTTCTTTTTCCCTCATTTCCACAACTTTAGCGACCACACGGTCAAACTGCTCGAAGTCACGGAATATAAAACTATTATCACCATCAGTAATGGTTATTTGGTCTTCGTTTTCTTCCGGTAAACTAAACATATCCTTTTTTTCAGGCTCTTCCTCTGGTTGTGTCTTCTTTTGCCATGCTTCCATACTTCTCAATGCAACTTTAGTGTCGGGATATGCAGGAAACGTAACCACAGACACATCCACAAGCTCAACCTCGTTCAGGGTTCTAACCGGGGGCTTGTCTTTGCGTTCTTTCCATTCATCATCAACTACCCAAAAACCAAACGACATTTGAGTTACGTCCTTTCTTCCAATGGACACCATTAAATCCCTTGCCCATTGAGTGTTCGGGGGACGGTTAATCATGTATAGACCTTTGTCGTCTTCTCTTAACTTTACGGTTCCTGATTTAGTGCGGCCTAATACAAAATTCTGGTCATGGTTCCATAATGCCCGAACATCAGCACCGTTTTTTAAACTCTTTTTAAAAGCTCCGGGTGCTATTCTTTCAACGAAGCCGCCGAGGTCTTCAGAATACTTGTCGAACATCGCTGGGTATCCTTCAACTTTGGGTTCTCCGTCCGATTCGTCAATTGCCCGGAGCTCGTCTCCGAAATAATGTCGCCATTCTATTTTTCGTGTCATTTGTTTCTCCTTAAAACAAAAAAGCCCAGAAGATTTACATTGCTGCAAACCTGCTGGGCTCCTTCGAGGGGGTAAGTCCCGTGTTGTAATTAAATTGTGGTTATAACTTTATAGTAGTCTCCTCTTGCATTCCTATTATCTGACCTACTGAACAATATATAACAACATTGCCAACCTTTTTCTCGTTCATCCAATTATATATTTTTTCCTCTATTACGTCAAGCGAATATGCACCATCAAGCAGGAAATAACCACCAGATTTGTTTAACTTGCTTGCACTTTCTCTTAATTTAACAGAAGATATGCCACCTTTAAAGAAATTAGGCTGTATTGTTCCGGTCTTTTACTCTCTCTGCCATGTTGATATAATTTTAAGTAGTCCGTTCATATAAGCCTCTTTGTTTTTCCGATTATTATGCCGATACAAGCATGCAGATACACCCTTGGTGTAACGGTGGGTGCATCTTGCTGCCGTTTATTTTCATTTTTTCTGTACCACCGGGCTGAAAATCTTCACCATCTTTGACAAAGTAAGTTCCGATCTTTATTTTCTTATTATTTAATTCCCGACAATACGGACACGACCTTTTTCCAGTATTAATCCACATAACATAGATACTGCCAGCCGCAATCCAAGTTCCCATCGCAATAGCATTGCCAAATCTGGTAGTCTCATCGAGAGCCACCTTGTCAGCTCTTTTTTCGCCCCACTCTTCCGTGCGGGTATTAATAACTTCGCCCAAATCTTCAGGTTCGACATCCTTCATCAGTCCACGCATTTGACCGATGCTTGAATCCGTATGTCTCGCAACAAATCTATCAAGATAATCATTCACGAATGTATCAAGTGTATCAAAATCATCAGGGTTGAAATTAACCTCGCTTGCTGCTGCGTTCTTTATCTGTTCTGCAAAACTTAGATAGGTTGGCAAGAATCGTTTTTTTATCTGTTCGGATATTTCGTTCTCATAGAAATCATCAAGCCATTTGTTAAAGTCTTGCTTTCCTCTTTCGCCTAAATATTTCGTGACTGCCCGACCTATAGCTTTTGTTTCCATATTAACTATGTTTTGAGCGGCATCTTTAATCAAATCATAATAACTGTCAGCTATGCGCTGTCGAGAAGTAGCTGCTTTTAAGTTCTTATCTCTTTTGTTAAACTTTTTCTTAAACCATGACCTTGTGTTTTCTTCTCCATCTTCAGGCTCTTCTTCAGGTTTTTCAGGCTCCGGTTCAAATGTTAACAGCTTTTGGCCTACCGGATTCATGTTTAACGGAACGTATCTTTCGTTTCCGCCCTTAACGGGGTTCATGTTTTCCTTTGCCCGGATTTCGTTGTGGGTTATCGCACCGATATTCCACATGCCAGTATAATAAGCGACCCTCGCCGCAGAATCACCCCGTAAAAGACCCTCAACATTAAACTCAAAGAAATAACTCTTTCTTTCTGGCGGTTTCAGAAAGTAAGTAGATAGTTCCTGCTCCCAAAGTACCAGCCACGGAGTTGCTGAATGAATAACAAAGTTTAGTGCCTGTTGCTCAATGTTATTAAAAGACGATCTTGTTTCGTCTTGAATTAAGTGAGGTGGTATTCCGTACCATCGTGCAACGTCCTGAACCTGAAATTGACGAGTCTGAATAAATTGCGAGTCTTCAGGAGGCACACCAATTTTTTCAACCGACATTTCTTCTTCAAGTAAAAGTAACTTGTGCGCCTTTCCCAAGCTTGACCACTTATCGGTTAAATCTTTTTTTAAACTTGCATGAGATTCAGCACTTAATTTGCCCGGATGTTTTATAATTATTCCCGGATGCGTACCCTCACCGAAAAACCGTGACCCAAACTCTTCAGCCGCCATCGCAAGACCGATGCCTTGTCTCGCAAGTGAAATAATCGAATATCCCTGCATGCCGTCAAAGCCAAATCCGGGTATATGTAAAACCTCATCCGGGCTTAACGGTATTATGCCCTTTTCTGTTTGATATTCATACCTCATACGACCATCACTACCCCGTGGAAGAATCGTCATTCTGTCCGGTCTTAACGGCCACATTGATAACACTCTGTTGAGTTTATCTCTGTTTATGTAAGCATAAGCATTGCCCCAGCTTGCTAAATGCCCCTGTAATGTCTGGCGAAATCGAAATGAAGACATCTCGGCATTAGGGTTGCTGTGTATTAGAGAATATATTGGCCTTTCTGTCGCTCGTTCCTTGCCGTTATCAGATGTCCTGCGATATAAATGCACCGGAATTTGAGCAACGGTATTAGCCAACAACCTAATACACGCAAACACCGCCGACATTGTAAGGGCTGTATTCTCGTCAACCGTAACACCAGCACTTGACTGTGACCCGTAAAGATTCCACAAGCCCTGATTCCATGCTTTCGGGTCTGTTATCGACAAGTTCCGCTTAAATATTTTCTCAAGAAGCATCGTTTATTCCTGTCGAGGCTCCTTGTGTGGGGTGTCCTCATGTCGATTAAATTATTCGTTTATAGTCCATACCGTAATCGGTAAATTATAATATTCAATTACTGCATTAATGCGACCTGTATATTTTTGGTCTTTCTCGTTTCTAATAATTAGCAAAATGCCGGGGGGTTTTCCTGTTTGTGTTGAATAATAAAGCGATTGCCCGATTGCTTCGGCCCATTTGGTTGCGAAGTCAACCTCTACAGCATGAAAATCTGTTAAACAATCGCATCGTGTTTTATCAGGAAGGACAACCTCAACCTGTCCGTTACGTTCTGCACACCATTGGTTTTGATAATATGCCTCGTGGTGTTTGTGGGTTGTAGCTGATATTTTTATCGCTCCGATAGCATAAAAAAAACAAACAGCTGTTAGAAATAAAATTACATATATGTGTCTTTTTTTCATATTCCCTACTACTTGGGCTGTTTCACATAGGGATAAACCCCTATACATATAAGGAATACCCCTAATACACTAAAGGATACCCACGGTTTATATAACCATAACCCATAGGTCATAGTGCCTAAACCAACAATTACCATCAGGTCATTAGCTATTGTTTCTTTCCAGTTCATAATACTAATATTGTTGGGGTTCCGAGTCCGGCACAGCGCCAACAGACCTCTCCCTCAATCTCACCCTTGCCACGACATTCGGAACAAACCTTATCGTACATACTTCCGGGGTCAGCATTAACCAGAGCTACCCCCATCGCCATAATCAATGCTACAACACCATCAATTCGACCTGATGATTTATCCTTGACCGGCTTTACATTTTCGGCAGCGTCTATTTGAACCGCTAAATTATCAGCACACCATCTAAGTACCTTGTGACCACCGTGGGCAATCTCGTGCGCTAATATCCGTTTTAGTAATTCCTTAGTCGGAGGGCTCATGCTTTTGTAGCCCTGCCGATGCTGAACCATCGGAATACCGTCTTCCTCGCCAAGCTGAATCGCTATCTGGGTCGA